GATTACGATTTCAAATTGGAAAGGACTTGATCCCTGCTGCGGGTCTGGTACTTTTATTACTGTTATGATAGATAAGGTGCTTGAAGAAACAAAGAATGAATCTAAGGAGAAGAGATTGCACGAAGTATTGAGTCGTGTTAAAGGAATTGATTTAAATCCAATAGCTGTTTTAACAGCTAGAGTAAATTATTTTTTGAATATTTCTTATTTAATTGAAAACCAAGAAGAATTGGAAATTCCTGTATACCTCGGTGATTCTTCTTATGTACCTGAAAAATGTGTATTTGATGGAGTTGGGTGTATTAAATACTCAATTAATACCTTGATATCACCTATAAATATTTTAATTCCGATAAGTATGGTAGAAAATCCTTTTGTTTTTTCGAAAGTGATGACTAATATTGAACGTTATATCAAGGCGTTAGATATTGAAGGGGTATATCAATGTTTAATTAGTATTGTTAAGTCAGAAGAACTTACAGATTTAATAAAAAAAGAAATATATAGACTTTCAAGTGTTTTAGTTGACTTAGAAAAAAGAAGGTGGAATGGCATTTGGGCTAGAATTTTAACTAATTATTTAACTACTGCAAATTTAGGTAAGTTTGATATTATAATTGGAAACCCTCCTTGGGTTGATTGGAAAAGTCTGCCTTCAGGATATCGTAATAAAATCAAGTCGTTGTGTATTTCTCGTAAACTTTTTTCTGGTGATAAAGTAACTGGTGGTATTAATTTAAATATTTGTGCATTAATATCTAATGTTGTAGCTGAAAATTGGTTGAGTGATAAAGGTGTATTGGGCTTTTTAATGCCCGAACCACTAATATCTCAGCAGTCTTATGAGGGGTTTAGAAATTTATATTTATCAGATGGTTCTAGACTTTATTTTAAAAAATTTACAAATTGGACTAAAGCAGGACATCCTTTTAAGCCTGTTACGCAAAAGTTTCTAACTTTTTATATGACAAAAGAGCCTATGGATTATACGTCTGGTATTGATGTCGATTGGTTTATATCAAGGCAGAAAAATTTTGATAATTGCGAGATGCTTCCTTTACCTTTAGACGAATGTTTTGATGTTCAAAAAGGAATTGCAGCAACGTGTCATTCAACAAAAAACTTTTTTGTCTATGTTGATTCTAGAAAGCAATTGAAAGAATTTATGTCTGTAGCGGGCGAATCAGAATATATAGGTCGAGAAGGAATAGAATTTTATCCACAAGAAATGATGATTTTTGAAGAGTCGGGGCTACCCTCTACTCAAACTTGCACAAGTTTGAGAAATATTCAAATAAAGAAATCAAAATATCATATTCCTCAAACAATCGAATTGCTTGAAACTAAATATTTACATCCGCTTATAAAGGGAGTTGATATATTTCCATTTCATATTAATTTATCTGGATACATAGTCCCATTTCCATATGATGAAAGAAATACCCGTGTCCCTATACAATTAAATGAACTTATACATACAGCACCTATGTTAGCGACTTTTTATCAAAAGCATAAAGATTTAATTTTGTCACAAACTGCATATAATGAACGAATAATTGGGAAAGAAGGTGAGTTTTACAAATTGGCTCGTGTTGGAGCGTATAGTTTTGCAGAAAATTATGTAGTTTTTAGAGATAATACTCGATGGGGAGCGTCTGTGATTTCATTTGTTGATACTTCTTGGGGTGGTAAAAAAAGACCATTGTTTCAAAATCATGCTGTTTCAATATGTGAAGATAGCAAAGGTAATTTTATAACGCTTGATGAAGCATATTATATCTGTGGCATAATGAACACACCTGTGGCATTTCAATATGTATTAAACTCGTCCGATTCTAGATCATTTCCAATTCGTCCACGACTTTATATTCCTAAATATGATGGCGATAATTTACTCCATAGAAGAATATCTAAACTTTCCAAAATAGCACATCAAAAATATAATGATGAAAAAATAATAAAAAGAATAGTTTTACAACTTAATTCTTTATATATTGAGATAGCTCAATCCAAATAACAAAAACACCAAATCCTAAAATTACTAGGATTTGGTGTTTTTGTTATTTGTTGAAATGATGATGCTAATATTAAAAATAATTTTTTGCGGTTTATATTAAAACTCATCTGTAGAAATCTTCGGAACATTCCCTTTTTTGCTTCTTGCCGCAATTTCAATAATTTCAGGTTCTGTATCGTCTTTAGAAGAAACCAGTTCCTCACATCTTCCGATTATTCTTTGCTGCTCGTTAGGAGACAATTTACGAAAAAAATCAATCAACTCTTTTTCGATAGGGGAAAGATCGTCTACTGTTTCTTTACCAAGTAATAAAAAGTCAGTTGATACTTTCAATTCTTCTGCAAGTAGTGGTATAACATCAAAACTGGAGCTTTTACCTTCTTTCCATCGTGTAACATTATTTGTTGATAAACCTAAAGTTTTCAACAATCCCGTGACAGTAGTATTATTTTTTTTACATTCCTTATCAAGTCTATCGTAAAAAGTCATAAAAATGCCTCCACTTCTTTGTATAAAGTGCGGAAATTCCAAAAAATACAATAAATCTATTGACAAACTCTAATTTTAGAATTATAATATAACCATACTAAGAATTACATAAAAGAAAAAATCTTAGTATTATATTATAACACATATTACGAGAAATGTCAAATTTAGAATTTACTGCCTTAAAAGTTTTATAACAAAGAAAATCCCTATTGCATCAACATAAACGCAATAGGGAAGCGGTAAAAAAATTTGATAATTACTTGTGTATGAGGAAGGAGAACCACATGAAACTTATATATCCTTAATAATCTGTTTTACCAAACCGACAATAGAAAGTCGGAGAATATCAGAACCAACAAAATAGCGTGGAGGGTACATAGGATTGATACTGATAAGCTCAACAGAGTTCTTGTCATAGACAACCTTTTTTACAACGCCGTCTTCATTATCAATCAAAACTACTGCTATTTGTCCGCTGTCAACGCTGGATTGTTTTCTGACAACTATTATATCGCCATCTTCAATTTTAGGATACATACTATCGCCAGTTACCTTAATGCAAAGAGTATCAGCCGCATCAGCTGAGTTCTTGATGAATAAGGGGATATAATCAACAATATCAGAGCAAGCATAAGCTCCAAATCCTGCGGATACACTTTCATAAACAGGTATCATATATACCTTATCATTTGGAAGTGATTCTATGTTAGATAGGATAGAATTATCGGTATCCTCATTATCATTAAGCAGGTAATCAGTTGATACATTAAAGAATTGGGCTATCTCTGAGATGTGTTTCTTGTATGAAGATGATTTTCCAGCTTTCCAACCTGAGAATGTGCTTTTCTCTAAGTTGAGATAATCCATTAAATCTTTCTGCTTTAAATTGTTTTTATCCAAAAGAGAAATAATTTTATCTAAAGTTGACACAATTTCAGCTCCTTATTTGTATATTGTTACAATGTTGGGATAAATTCAACTTTATATCTTGACAATAGGATATTTATCAACTATAATAGAAGCATAAGGTCGAAGTTAGCATATGTCCAACTAAATCAAGTATAACATATATATCTTCATTTGTCAATAGTTGGCATTATTTTTACTTAAAATAAAGGAAGGAGAAATTCAAAATGAGAATAACCGCTGGATTTCTGTAGAAGTCTATAAATAACAACAAAAATCTTCCTCTTAATGAAACCTGTCACGAACGGAGTTACAGTCTCCCCTTCATGGGAGTGAATTGAAATAATGAAACCTGTCACGAATCAAAAAACCTACTAAAGAATTTGATCTGACCAAATATACTGGGTAGCTCGAAAGCGTGTTCTTCATCTCTTATCGAATAGGAAGTGAACGATAGTGTTCACAAACCTGTTCTCTAACGCCGAAGCGTACTCGTGTATATGCGTTGACATGAACGCAGTACCAAGGAGACCAAGTTTTAGCCATTAAGCATCACCCCATAATTCAGTCTGTGACAGGCTTCACTAAGAGGAAGAAAAATAAAACCAGAAAGGAATTGAAAAATATGTTTGTACCCAAAACAAAAAGCATCGAATTTATACCCAGTGAACCCCGTGTGCGTATGATGAACATTGACACACAAGAAAAAGACTATAAGGACTATACAGAAATGTATGATTTGTGCATTGAATGTATAAACAAAAATGGTCTTACTATTGCCGAAGTGCAATACATTTTGGATAAGGTTATGAACTATATGATTTACGAGAAAAGATAAACTTATATCTTAAATAAATTTTCATATCCTTTAGAAGTGATTCCAATGATTTCCCAATCATTACTTCCTTTTTGACCTCTTGTAGATATATATTCTTTGCAGTATAAAATACAAAGGCAAAACTTAATTTCATCGGACGAATATTTTTTGAGGGATTCATCATTAAAAACTATGTCAAAGGTGATAGGAATAAAATCATATATACCATTACGAGAGGTGTCCTTAAAATGTAAGTTGTCCAATATACATTGAATCACATCAGCCATACATTCATTGCTGTATTTCATTTATGTGTCCTCCTTGATAAAAGGTTGTAAGTTTATAATATATGCCATCGGCAATAGTAAGCAATGTTATAGAAAGGAATGAGAAAAATGATTAGTCTTAACTTCAAAGTCCATATAGACGAGCCGTCAGTAACAAAACTGTTAAACAGCTTATCTCAGGAGCAGCGGGATAGACTCTCGGCAGATGATATTATGTGGAAGGTTGGTGAAACATATTCTCAGAATAATGAGACATATATGCCAATCTACGCAATAGGTATTAAACCTAAAAACCAATTTTCCGATGCGGAATATCAGCAGGTTTTGAAACAATCGCCATTAACACATTTATCTGACTTATATGCTGAACAATTTCGCACGGATTGTTTGCACTGTCCGATCCTTGAAATACAATCAGCCCCAACCCCAGATGGGACACCTTTGTTACATAAAGGGTAATTGAATTGTTGAATTGAATTATTTGTAAAGCAACATCTTGTACCTCAGATAGTGTAGATTGAAAATCAACAATTCTTTGACCAATAACTTTAGCCATATATTCAGCGTTATTTGTCTGAGCGATTTCATTTTTTAGTTGGTTGTTTTGATAATTTTCGCTCATTTGACGTAATATATGTGGGTCAATATTGCTAGATAAATTTGTTTCAAACATAAAAACACCTCGATTATAATATTAACTACAGAAAGGTATGATACCAATGTAATATATAAATAAATAATATCTGAATCGCACTAAATCGACTTGATTTATTATCTGCATTGCAGTATAATAGATGTAGTAGGTAATCTGATACATAATCAAATTTCAACTCACACGCCCCACATGGGGTGCGACAATCAAAACCTTTATACAAATCCCCTCCTCTGTAGGTAGTCAAACTGCTGTAAGTAATACGTAGAAAAGGGGTGTATGGGTCTTCCAATTACTTTTGATTATATCAGATTATCTACGAAAAATCAAGAAAATAGTGCGGTTTGATAGAAAAATTGTCAGACCGCACTATTTTTATTGTATTATTTGTGAACTGTGTCGGAAATAGGAGGTAATTAAAATGTTAAAAAATTATACGTCTACAACACGAGTAAGAATGATTACTCTTATTGAGGTAAAATCTAAAGTGGGAGGAAAGTCAAGTAACAATTTATCTAAGGAACCGCTTAGAGAAGTTGTTGAATATTTCACTACAGACGGACGTTTGGTTGCCCATATTGATCCGTATGAAAATGAGATAAATTCTATGCCTTGTGGATCAAATTACATTGTTCAAGATTATTAAATCAGAGAGGTTTGTTAATATGAGCAAAAATTTAACAATACATATTAAAACAAAAGTCAATGAAAAGGAGTTCTATCGTTTGGTAGAACAGGGGATAGTCGATGGGGTGATTAAAAGCGATACTCATCTCACCTGTGACAATTTTGAATGGGCTACATCCAGTTTGAATGAAGATACTATACTTTTAACGCCTGTTAGACTGAGAATCTAATATGAATTTCTTGACATTAAACTTAAATGCTTCTTTATAAAAATCTTCCCACGATTTAAACTTTGAAGGAATGACTTTTTCTAATTCAGCAATCTCATCGTCTGTTAAATTATCGATGTGAGATATATCAATATTAGCTTTGGCGAATAATGCTTCAATTGATATAGAATGAATACTTTTCATAAAATCATTCGTAAACCAATTTCTTTTTGATGTTTTGTTTAATTTAGCTTGGTATTCTGCTGATTCCTTTTGGATTTTCTTTTCAATAGCTTTGAGCTGGGAAGCGATACTATTGTTCATAATAACAACTCCTTATTTTACATTATAATTATGTTAAGACTTAGACCTCGGCACAAGCTTAATCTCCAGGTCGCAGTCCAAAGCATCGGCAATGAGAAGCATTTTGTCAAGAGAAATGTTATCACGATTAAGTGATTGACTGATTGCATTTTTGGATAACCCCAGCTTTTCAACAATGTCTTTCTGTTTAAGATTATTTCTTAATAAATATTCTTTTACTTGTAAAGAAAATTGATTCATACATGCTCATGCTCCTTTCGGTATAGGAATATTTAACAAAATAAGATAGAAAAAATTGTACAATAATATACCACAAATATATTGACAAGTTCCCTAATATGTGGTATTATTATACCAAGGTCAACCAATAAAGTAAAATAAAACCTTAGTTTTATATCATAACATATGTTCTTGAATTTGTCAAGAGCGGTCGAAAATATATGTTATGATATAAGCCAAAACTCAAAGGAGGAAGTACATAATGGCAAAGAAAAAAGATTGTAATTCTATAATAATAAAAGATGTAAATTATAGGGTGTGTGAGCGGTCAAAGGACAAATCGGAAGTTCTTTCTATCCCTTATTCGATCGAGAATTATGTTGATAAGGTAATAGCAGGAAAAATCAGTAGAGATGTCCTCATTCAGAGAACCGATGATCAGTGGGAAAAAAAGAAAAAAACCAAACTTATAGAAGCTATTTTACATAATCGTCCAGTTGGAACATTTGCTATTGCATTGGGACGTTCCGAAAGCAAAAGTTACACTGTTTCTTCTCTTGTGGATGGCTTACAAAGAACTACTGCTATAGTTGAATATAAGCAGGATAAATTTGCTTTGTCCAAAAATGCAAGTCCTATATCTTGCCATTTGATAGACGATAATGGTAAAGAAATAGAAGCTGATTTTGAAATAGCAGGAAAGAAATATTCTCAGCTTCCCGATGCCATCAAAATTTTCTTTGATGAATACAGGCTGGACGTTTATAGATATTGTAATTTCACAGATAGTGAGCTTGATGATATCGTATTTTGTATGAATAATGGAAAATCCCCCACAGCGTATCAGAAGCTTAGATTTGCGCTTGGTTCAGAAGTTATGAAGTATTTACAACCTGTATGTGATAGTTTCTTATGGGATGATGCAAAGGGCTGTAAGGCTAAGAACGATAGCATCCTTGGATGTGTAGTCAGAACTCTTATGATGATGACCTTTTATAATTATAAAACCCTTGATGTTACTACAATGATGAAGTTCGCCGATGAGGATGTTTTTAACGAGTACGTAAAAGAATCTCATCTTACAAATCTTGCTACACTTGTAGAAGAACTTGCAGAAATTAAGGAAAATCTTTCGGGAAATGATGCCTCTAAACTGGATTCCATTACAATTCCTCATTATCTCGTCACCTTGAACGCTTTCAAAAATAGAGGAAGGTCAAAAAATGAATTTATTGATTTTCTCGATAAATTCTGGAGTAGTGAAAATTTTGAGTTTTTCGCTTTGTGCTGTGAATCCAATGGGAGTGGAAGTTCACTTTATTCTGCTGAAGTGATAGAAGATAGACAGAACGCTATGGAAAAGTATATAGACGAATATCTTGATGAATGTAAAGAAAACAATATGAATGAAGGTGAAATAAATGGCAAGGAAAGCAACTCAGACGAAGGCAGAGAAGCAGGCAATGTTGACTGCGGAAATAATGGAAACGAAACAGACTTTATCTCAGACGTGCTTGACACTGAAATTGTGTCAGACGATAGTAGAACTTGCGATCCGTCAAGTGGAATTAAACCCGAAATCAATGAAAGCGGAAACGTCTTACAGGGAAGTGAGCAAGGCTCTCGGTCAGCCTGATAGAACCGCAAAGAATTGTAAGTGTGTTTTGTCTTGTTATGACAAACTTATCAAGAGTGAGATAAATGATAAGTGTGTCAATAAGGTTTTGGCAGAAAACTCCACATCTCAGGCACTTAGAGTTATCTCTGCATTAAACTACTGTGGCGATGAGGATAAAATGTTATATCTTAATGATAACATAACATCAACAGGACTTTACAAGCGTAAAGGAAATATTGTTATCGTAGGCAATAAAGCAACAGATACTATGTTGGATAGAGCTAAACGAATGAAAGATGACTCAGAGGAACCACTTACGTTTGCAATGATAACAAGCATGTTTAAAACCGAAACCAATAATTATCTTGAGTCATTAAATGATTATATCGGAATGGTAGATAGAGTGCCTGATAGTCAATATACTAAAGACGAAGCCATTGCTGATATTACGCTCACTTTGAGCAAAGTAATAAATGCAGTAACGTCCTTTAAGGAAGCCATCATAGATAAATCTAATATAATAATGGAGGAATAAAATTATGGAAATCAATGTACAGCCCAGTTGGACAACAAGGATAATAAATTCATCTCAGCTTAAAAGTAAACAGCCCTATCAGCGTAAAATTAATATGAAATTTATTACTGAATGCGTTAAGGAGTTTAATCCTAATAAAATTGATCCTGTCCACGTTTCTTATCGTGACGGAAAGTATTATGTTATTGACGGACAGCATACAGTAATTATTCTTGAAACCGTCAATGAAAATAAGCCAGTTGATATACAGTGTATCGTACATAAGGGAATGACTTATACCGATGAAGCGGATTATTATGTTAACCAGTACGAAAAGAAACATCGGCATACATTTAATGAGATGACGCTTGCATCTTATGAAGCAGGCAGAAAGCTTCCATGTGAACTTGCATTAGAAGTCTCCCGTGTTGGCGGAAGATTGCCTTATGATAAAAACACGACTACCGGAATGAGAATTAACGCTGTTAAAAAAGTAGAAATGCTTTTCAAAAAGGATGCCAGCGATACAATTCTTGCTATAAAGTGCCTTGTCGAAGCTTATAACGGCAGAGAATCCAGTTTGCAGGGCGATATTATCGCTGGAACAACAGAGTTTCTTAAACTCTATGGAAATAATATCGTTACCTCAAGACTTGTCAATGCTCTTGCAAAATACACTCCTCAGACACTTACAAACACGGCTAAAAACCTCAAAATGTCTTATCCTATCAACTGGACGGAAACTCTTAGGGATAAGTATAATGAGATGTCTAAAAGAGGTAAAATAAAGCCAATATACAGCGTTTGATTACATGCTTTGATACGGAGGGAAAATCACTATGAACGCAGCGATAGCCTATAACAACGGAACAGCCAATATTATTGATATATCATCTCGAAAAAATAGGCGTAAAGTAGCACATAGACAAGTTGTTGTTACCGATGTAGAAGCACCCACCAAACATTCTGCGGACGCATTTATGTACGAGAACGATATCAACGCTGTTATCCGTCAGTGTTTTGAAGAAAAAGCATACCATAAAGCAGCAATGTTTGTTTTCGGAATAAATACAGGCTATCGTTGTGGTGACATTCTTTCATTCAGAGTGAAAGATGTGACAGATGAGAAAGGAAACATTCTTGACATTAAGTATATCGCTGAACAGAAAACAGACAAAGCAAGACCTGTGTATTTTAATAAAGCAGTAAAGACTGTTCTCAAATACCTTATTGATCGTAAGGGATTAACTTCCGAAAATTATCTTTTTAGAGGTGATGGAAACCGTAGAGCATATTTCGATGAATTTATATATGATGAATACGGAGAAATTACAGATGTAATCACAACAGGGAATAAGTACGATGAAAAAGGAAGTGAGAGGGAAATAGCTCCTATGACTGTATCATCAATCGGCAGATGGCTTAAAACAATAACTCAAAAGCTTGGCATAATGGGGCATTATTCGTCTCATGCTATGCGGAAAACTTTTTGCGAGTTTATATCCCGAGGCTGGGAGGACGATAGAAATGCAGCAGTTGCTTCTATAGCCGTAGCTCACGCCGACCTTAATACAACATTAAAATATTATATGACAGTAAACCCTTTGAAGCTTCGTCAGAAATGGCTTGACCTCAACCTTGGATTGGAAGAATTTGAAAGATTATCTGGATATAAGATTTGAAAGGAATGATTTAAATGACCATTAAAGAATTTAGAGCATTATCTCGGAAAAGAAAAAATTATGAACTCATACCTGTGAGCCAGATCAGAATGATATCTGACATTCATACCAAGAATGATTCTCCAACAATCTTTGGATTGCAGAAATCAGTTAAAAATCTCCTTGTTATCGTCCATAAGAATGATAACAGTACATATAGCCTTATAACCGGATGGAAGGATTACACCATAGCCGTGAGAGACGGTATAAAAGAAGTCAAGGCTGTTTTGGTGGAAGAAACAAACCGAGAAGAATTTCTTCATAGGCTCTCAGCTGCAGCAAATTGGTTGAGTGTTGATGAAATATCAGTCCCTAAAATCTTTGAAGTTAGTCCACCTAAAAAAGAAAAAATTGACAAGTGTATTGAGCAGATAAAGACAGCTGTTGAGAAATATACATTGTCGGATTATCTCGATGGGAAACCAATTAAGGTAAATAAAGATAATGTTCTGCAAGATGGATATACGAGATATATAGCTCTTAAAACTATCGGATATAAAGGCAAATTTCCAGTAATAAGAAAGGATCGATAATGGTGTTACAGATAGGAAAATACAAGGTCAGTGATGACCTCAAGACAAAGCAGAAGGAAAATCCTATGCTTGCAAAAGATGTAGCAATGGCTCTTTATGCCCATATCACAGGAATGTGGTCTGAAAACGCAGCTGAACATTACGATGAAGTAAAAAACGGCGAGAGAGTAACAGCTATATTTCCCACCGTTTGCGGAAATATCGTTATTGACACTCTCGCAGATCGTACACAGACAACAATATCATTGGCTTAAAGCCTGATTGGAGGAATTTGAAATGAATATATATGATGAGATGCTCAACAAATATGCCCAGTTTATTGGTTATAATGGTAAAGTAAAGGCAGACGAAAAGTATCTTCGAGACGAAGTGGAAAAGCTATCAAGTATTATGATAGCTGAGAATACACTCTCTGAAATTAAATCAAGAAATACAGAAAAATACGGAAGAACTATCTTCCTTGGCTATAATGAAAGTTGTGCTTATAAGACCGAGGGATTAACTCGAAGGGAAACAGATTGGGATTCAATGATAATAGAACAGTTTTATAAGTATAAGGAAGAGAAGCCTTGCATTTGTTTTGAAATTGATGTCAGGGGTAATACATACAGAGAAATAACTATTGATGAAGTAGGGAATATTCTGTGCTTGAAGTAATGGAGGTCTAAAATGAAAATATACAATCTTCCTTATGATTTTACTAAACGTACTTTAATGTCAAATGAACTTTTAATAATGACTATGGAAAATGGCGGTTATCATCAAAACCCATGTAAATATTGGGTGGAACAATATGTCCGTGATTTTGATAAGATAAAATTGAAGCCCTTCATTGTATGTCATCGTGGCGGTAAATATTATATAGTTGATGATGTGGAAATGAAAGCAGCACTCGATAAGATTTATAAGGAGTATGAACACAATCTTGCGACAAATAAAGCTAAAAATATGTTGAGAGGAATGCAGAATGGATATCAGAAAGTTTCTCGCAATGCTAACGGATAATGGTTTTACATTTTTCAGAAACGGTAACGGAAGCCATCAAATATGGATAAATGCCAATGGGAATGTTTTCTCGTTCCCTTATGGCAAGTCCGTATATAAGGGAATAGTGTGGCAATTTAAGCGAAAGTTTTGTAAATGATATGAAAGGATCGATAAAAATGAATACAGAAGACATAAAAAATCAGTTGTCCCAATGTTTTAAAAACGGAAAAATCGAATTTCTCACATTTATAGATGGCAGTAAAGTCAAACGCATATACACAAATATGAAAGATATTGATACCGACACCAGCGAAGAAACTCATCTCAATATCACACCTTACAAAGAGAAGGTGGAATTTGAATTGATGAAAGGTAATAATATAGCATATATTATAGAAGATACATATGATAATATCCTTGGAATAGCCTTTACACAGTGGTTCAAGCCAATTTTAAGAAATATTGTCAAAGATAAATACGAACTGGAAGGGAAGATAAGATCCGATGAATTAACAGGAACAGATTATTGTCAGGTCAGAGAAGACGGAATATTGCTTTTTAACAATCTCTCTGAAATAATAGAATTTGCAATTTAGACACAAAACATAGTATAAATAAAAATATGTAAATGATAAAATATAGATAATAAAACGTAGAACAACGGATTTACTGCTAATCTGAATGAAAGGAGAAAATAAAAAATGATTGCTAATAGCTCAACTGATTTTAGACATTATGATAATAAGTATCATTCAACTGTGATGGAATATCACCGTGGCGATATTGTCTGGGTCGATTTTGGAAATACGGTCGGCTCAGAACAAGGTGATATCCGTCCAGCCGTAATAATACAAAATGAAGTAGGAAATAAACACTCACCATGCCTTATAGTGGCTATCATGACCAGTAAGGAGAAAAAGCCAATGGTAACGCACGTAAGTATAAATCCATCTGTAGAGACCGGATTAACAAAGCCTACTACTGTAATGACAGAACAGATAAGAACTATTGATAAGAGCCGAGTTCTGAGCTGGGCAGGAAAGCTTGGTGAAAGAATGATGACTTGTATTGATAGAGCCATCGCTGCAAGCTTTGGTCTGGAAAATAATTCTGCGTATTCTGTATAATTTATCTTGACAAATCAGAAAGAAGATGATAAAATTGATTTAGTGAATATAGAAAGGACGATTATATGGTACCATACTTTGAAGAATATTGTCAGCATATTATTGAAAAGAATCCCAGTTTTGGTAATTACGCACTGAGGATATCGTGTTTAAACAAAGTAGAGAAAAATATATTTGATATGTCAGCCGAGGAAATTGCTGATGCTGTAGAAGCTGATAAAAAGAAAATTACTACTTTAAATGCTTTATACGGCGTTTTGTGTGACTATTACAGATGGGTAAATAAGACTTATGATTTATCCATAAAGGATAGTTTTTACGAAATCAATAGACTTAAAAGTATAGTATCCGATATAAAAACCGAAAGCGGTAAAGATGAATACTTTACTACTTTTTCAGAATTGAAACAGGCTTTAACTCAGGCAGAAGAGGATTATCTTATTCTGCAAGAATCTGAATTATCCGAAAAAATGTATGAAAGTTTAGTTGTGCGACAAAAGAAATTCAATGTATTTAATGTATTTCTTTGGGAGCAACTTACAACAGATGATATGATTTCTATTACATTGTCTGATGCAAGGAATATAATCAGTACCAAACAGCTGACCGTCAACGGAAAGTCTATTGAACTTTCAGATGAGGAAATTCAGTTTATTGATGACCTGTATTCGGAAATATTAGAATTGCAAGCACAGGATGAGCAAAATAGCGTAAAAAGACAGTATAAAAGAAAAACAAAGAATTGGACATATGATAATTTATTTAATTCCGAAAAGAAATCAAGTTTCGTAAATTTAAAGTGGAACGCAATGGGGGCATTTATACAGGATGTGCGACTGGAAGCTCCCAATGTTAAAAAAGCAGGTATGTTCAATAAAATGTATCAGTATGAAAGAAAAAATGATTATGTCTTTTCTGGAGACATGAATAGTGCAGAAACATATGCTCGGACATTCAATACTTCAGTGACCAAAGCATATCGTATGGTGAGCGAATACAATAAGTTCAGACAGAGTATTGAGAATGCAGAAAATTAAGAGAAATATGGAAGTGAAAATCACTTCCAATACATAAAACAAAGTAAATAATAAAATATTCGCAAAGTGCTTGACAAGTGCAGGATTATCGAGTATAATATATATGTAATCAAATGATAAGTAAATGATAAAATTAGGCTTTAAAATAAATATTGGGATATAGCCAAGCGGTAAGGTAACGGACTTTGACTCCGTCATTTCGCCGGTTCAAATCCGGCTATCCCAACCAAATGTTAGTTTTATTCTGGTATAACCTCCCTACGGTTTCTCTGACTTCCGTATAAAAAAGTCAGAAATAAGCACCATTAGTTCAATAGTAGAACAAACGACTTTTAATCGTTAAACATCGGGGCAGAACCGATATGGTGTACCATTGGTGGTTGATTGATACTGTCAAGGTATCTTCAATCTAATACATATTTTGTCTGATGCTCTGCAAAGCTCAGACATACTTATAAAAGATATTGCAATATTTTTTATAAGTATTTCATTAAAATATGTGTTAAGTGTCTGAACAGTAATAACAAGTCGTATTCTGTTGTCACTAAAAATCGAATATGAGGTTCATATTAACAAATAGCGACTTTGAGCGGATGAAAAACCCGCTAAGTGGTTTAAATATCTCCCAATAGTCCAATCGGCAGAGACACAGAACTTAAAATTCTGACAGTGTGGATTCGAGTTCCACTTGGGAGACCAAATCCGAAATTGGAGAAAACAGCAACATTAGGGTTGTTTGTAGAACAAGAGTAGGCGAGTAGTTCACGAAACGAATAGCAACTTTGTGGTTTTAGCGGATGAGGATAACTTTAGAATGAACCGCCCAAAAGTCTGTGAGGATAATCAGACACTCATCTGCTACCGTGGTGGAAATGGCATACACAAGAGACTTAAAATCTCTCGGAGAAATCCTTGCCCGTTCAAGTCGGGTCGGTAGCACCACAACAGATAAAACATTGTATTTCAGGTGATTATTATCTTGTTTTTCTTATTAAAATTTTCAAGGTGCATAGTTGCATCACCTGCATCCTTTCCGCAACGCCTGATGTTAAATCTGAGATGTGTGGTGCAAGTAACATCAAAGCCAAAGCTGATAACTATGATAAAAATTATACTGCAACACATAGTCATTGGAAGGTATGTGTGGAAGAAAAAGTTTTAAATACGGAGGAGTTATAATGGAAAAGGAAAAAGATGTTAGTGTACTGCGACCTTATGTTTGTATTGAAGAGCGTGACGGTTTTGATAGGCAGACCATTAAGAACCGTATTTACTGGGTAGATGAAACTTCAATTTTTGAAGATGAAGATACAAAGTATGGTGTAGTTTATAGGGATGCTGAAATGAAAACAGAAATCGGGGTACTGAACATGGCAAGGTTCAGAGCTTACATCGATTATCTCAGTTATTATGATTCAATATCCCGTTATATAAATGCTGAAGAGGGTGTTCTTTTAAAGGATGTTATAGTGGCTTATGCAAGAGCTTGCAAACGTAATGTATATCACCAAACGTTGTTCAAGCTTATGAAGTATGCGACAGACCATAACTATAATAAACCCGAGTATTACAACAAGGAATTTCTTGTAAAGTCTATGTCATTTCAGGAAGCTGTTCAGAGTGGTGACATTGCAAAGGAGATGGACTATCAGGAATATCTTGGGTACTCGTTAATTCCTGTAACGAACTGAGGTGTTAATATGAAACTTAAATTTTATTAAATTAAAGGAGATAATAAAAATGAATGTAAAAATAGTGAATAATGAGCCAAAGGTTAAGAAATACGATTGCTCTAATACATTAGATTATGGACATGAATTGCAGAGAATGTGTTCCTCAATTAATGACTGTTGGATGTGTCCGATTCATCATGACAGTGGAGTATGTAAGAGTAAAATTTCATCGGAATCTATTTCAGCGGTTCAGAATTGGTCAGATACACACCCCGAAACCGATGAATGTTTTGAAATAAGAAAGCCCAGAAAATTGACAGAAAAAGAGGTATATATCCTCAAAGGTTTTAAAGCTATGGGGTATGAATATATCGCAGTGGATATGACACAGAATGTTTATGGGTTTAAGACAGCTCCTGCTAAATATGGTTATTCTTGGTACAGCAGCGATGATTCACAGTATATGTGTAATATTGCTTATTTTTTCAGAGATGTAATATCTGATGGCGATAAAAAAGCCACAAGCATAGATTGGTTATTAGAAAATAAGGAATGATAATGAAAAATATCAATGTTGTAACTATTGGAAATCTAATATCTGCTCATTATGAAGGTAATAATGAAAAATTCGATAACTATGTTCATTTTATTATCGAGGTATATGAAGAACAAGGTGAACATCGAAAGGCAGATATCATTAGAAAAAGAGTAGATGGCTCTTATAAGAATTTCCCAAAAGTTGTTTTGGATTAAATAAGGACAAGGAAGACTAATAATGACTAAATTAGTGAAAACAATACAAGTCAAACCGGCAATATCATTTACTGTTCTTGCTGGTGAAGATACAGACAGAGCAATAGATAGATTTTTTGATTATTTAGATAAGTTTTCTACATTGGTTTCTTATTATAATGATACACATAATGAATTTTATACCGAAGAAAAGTGCGAAAGTCTAAATGTGAGTCAAGCCATTCGCTGAAAGAGTTGAAAGAAAGGAGACATAAAAATGTATGATGAAATAGAAACCGAATTTCAAAATTTTCTTTTGGATATAACTAATGGAGTATTTACAAAAAACAAATATCTGGATACGTGGGATTATGAAGATGATTATTCTCATAAGACACTTAACGAAGCACAAGGAATGTTATATATTAAAATATTTAACTGGCTGAAAGATAATAAACCAAATGAGTATGTGTTATTTTCTAACGAAGGTATTTGTGTTGTATCTATTTGGTATGCAAGAACTTATCTTTCACATTATGAAAAAAATATCGTAAAATGACATAATAAAATTCTGATTTTGTGAAAGGAAATATACATATGTTTTGGATAGGAATTGCAATAGGATTTATAATCGGAATAATCACACTCACGGCAATATCTTGTGTAATAGCATCCGGTGAGGTAGAAAAGAATGAGAATAAGACAGATTATTGATAAAATAACGTTTATTCCTTGGTGTTGGTTTGAGGTTACTATATTACATAATAACATCAACATAGATAGATATTATAAATACGGTTATTGTTCTAAATTGCAGTATAAGTTATGTAAATTTATGACAAGAAGGTGATAAAATATGGGACAGCATAAACATAATCCAATAGCAATTAAAGTCAAAAACGGTGAAATTAAGCCTAAAGAAAAAGGTATGAGTGAAGCTGAATCTCGAAGAAGAGTACAAGACGCTTGTCGTTCATATCTTAAAGAAACTTTTCAAATATATACACCAGCTTATTATAATGTTTGTGATGATGAACTTTGGAGATTACTTGGAGGATAAAGATAATGGAACTTAATTCTCACGAAATAAATAAATCCATTAAAGTACAAATCAAGAGCAAGATACATAAAGTTTGCGTGAATAGATTTCCCGTGTATGACAGTGACGGAAGAGTTCAACTTTATAGACGACCAGACCTGTCTGAATGGGCAGCGAAAGCAGCAGCCGATGGTGAAAGATACTTCTATGTTGAGGCTGTAAACCCTAATATCAATGGTGGTAAGCTTAGATTATGCTGCCCTAAATACGAGTACAGAGTTGATAGTCTCACGCAGGAAGAATATGATGCCCTGAAAGAATTATTAAAAGGAGATGATTAATTATGACAACAGAAGAAAAAATTGCAGAACTTGAAACTAACTGTAAGGCAATGACAGAGGAAATCGAAAAACTCAAAGCTGAACTTGCTGAGAAAGACAAGAATGAAACAGTGTGGCTGCCTAAAAGCGGAGATGATTATTCTTATATCCAAGGTAATGGCAATATTTCGATTAGCCTTTATAGCTCAATTAGTTTCTATGATTTGGGATTAATTAATATGAACGCTGCGTTTAAACCAGACACTGAAACTCAAAAACATCTTCGGTGGTATCGTGACAACGTTCTCCGTGTTCAGAATAAGTTGATGCAGCTTCACGAGTTGCTGTGTCCCGATTATTTTCCTGATTGGGATACAGGTAAAGAAACATGGACTATATATTATGATAATACATATAAGTGTTTTAGTTATACTCTTCAGTGTTCTTGTAATTTCTTTGTTGTTTGTTTTACCAGAGAAGCGGCTGAAAAGGCTTGCGAAATTCTCAACCGAGAGAAGTTTATGATGGAAAGTATATAATACAATAAAAGAAATGTTTTGTGGTGGGAGGTGAAAATGTGTCTGATAGAAAAGAGATAACACAACTTTTATCTAAAGTATTAGAGCATTACATAAATCCTAAGAATGACCCTCGTATTTATTGGGCTAAAGAAGTTACATTTGACTACGGAACACTCAATCAAGTCAGAGTGGATTATATGCGATTTGTCCCCGTAAATAACACTATTTCGGGAATAGAAAAAGGTGATTTTTATTGTTATGAAATAAAATCATCTGTAGAGGATTTTCATTCTAAGAATGGGCATAATTTCATTGGCGATTATAATTACTATGTTATGTTCAATTCGGTTTATGAAAAAGTTAAAGATGAAATTCCTTATAAAATTGGTGTTATGACACTCGATGATAATGAAGTAATGAAAATTATCAAAAAGGCTAAACACTTCGATCGAGAACGTCCTATCTCAGAAATGTTGCTTATGATGTTTAGGTCTGCAAATAGAGATAGATATAAAAATGGAGGAAAAGATAATGATTAAAATGGAATATAAAAAACGTTGTCAAGAAAATATTCAAATTCTTGACGAAGGAATCTATAATAACTTTCATTATGCGATAGTGTCATTAGGCTCACATCCTTGTGCATATGTTGAGTTGCCAAAAGAGCATAAATGGTATGGTGAATATTATGATGAAATTCCTATCGACTGTCATGGTGGTTTGATTTATTCAAGTACACAAGGAATTATCTTTCCGTCAAATAATCCTAATCACAGAGATGGATATTGGATAGGTTGGGATTATGGTCATCTTGGAGATTATTGTTATAACGATTATAATTTTGAATTATTTGAATCAAATGAAAAGCATTGGACAACTGAAGAAATTCTCGAAGAAGTTAAAGCAGTTATTAATCAGCTCTAAGCTGTTTATATAGATTTTACCTTAATTCCGTCTGAAAGGACGTTTATATAGATATTTATTTTTGAAAAAGGAGTGGTTGAAATATTAAAAGACACAAAGGAAGATATTAAAAGTTTTATAAAAATTTTTATGTTTCTTGTTGTTATTCCAATTGCTATAGGTGTCATAGGTGGAACGATTGAAGCAAACCAATCAATCGAAGCTTATAATAATGGAATTTGTTCTGAATGTGGCGGTCATTATAAATTTGTAAGTTCTTCTCACATTAGGAATAGTAGTGATGAATATTATTATTCTTGCGAAGATTGTGGCTATACAATAATGACACACATATTTTACCGAGGAAGGAATTGAATTATGAGTTACAGGGCGAGAGACAGAACACGACTAAACCAAGATTTTATTGGATTTTAAAATTATAAGCAATTATAAGTAAATAATAATATAAGCGTTAAAATTATTAAATTATACATATTGAAAGGATTTTGAATTTATGGCAGAAACAACTAAGAAGAATGACGGTCTTGGCATCCAGAAGACAGAGGGTAATTTTCAGCTTAGAGGTATTATCACAGGCACAGAAAAGGATAAGTTTTATACTGAGATGACCACCAAGACAGGTAAGCCTATGAGAATGGTTAATTTCGGTGTAGAAATTGATAAGGGCAAGACTGTTTATGTCAATCTTAATGGTATGGAGAAGGAAACGGTTTGTTTTTCTAAGAAGGAAGGTGAAGGTAAGAACAAGAAGACCGTAACGGAAAAGGTAAAGTGGGCTAACAGATTTGACTTTAAGAAGGATGGTTTTAAGCCTATTGGTGTAAATGTTGGTCTTGAAAAGATTGTTGACAGTACAGGCAAGGAGATTAACGATAAGAAGACACTTTTTGAATATGATGCTTGTAAGTACATAGGTGATACTGCAAAGGACGGCATGAGCGTATTTATTAAGGGTAAGAATGAATTTTCTACATATAATGACAAGCACCAGACTAAGTTTATTCCCAATCAGGTTTCTCTTTGCAAGGACGTGGATTTTGAAGCCGATGATTTTAAGATTGTGGGCAATTTTGAACAGACTATTGTATTTATGGGCATTGATAAGAATGAAGACGGCAATTTTACAATAAATGCAAAGATCGTTGCCTTTAATTCTATTGAAGATACGGAGTTTATTATTGATAAGTCCGATGTTAAGCTTGCTAAGACTCTCAAGACCCTCAAACCCTATACTGCTGTAAAGGTGTATGGTAATATTGTTGTTGAACACGACATTGATGAAGTTGAAGATGAAGATGACGGCTGGGGCGCAAAGAACCCTATGGAGCGCATAAACAATCCTACAAAGAGAACTCTTGTAGTTATTGGTGCATACAAGGATTCCGTTGATACTGATACATATTCCGAAGAAATTATTGACAAGGCTATTGCCAAGTCAAAGGCGAGCAAGACTGCTGATAAGGATTTCGGTTCAAATGATGAGGACTGGGGAACTGTTTCTGATAAGGACATTACAGATGATGACGATGAATGGGATTAATTAATCTGTAGAAATCACAAACAATGTACAATTATTCAAATTAAGGAGATAAATAATATATGGCAAGAGCAAGAATAGCTTCACAGACACAGAGCAAGCTTGGAATGATCCTTTTTGGTGAAGAAGGGACTGGTAAGTCATCACTGGCACTTCAGCTTGCATATTTTAAGAGACCTGATGGAAAGCCATTTAGAGTTCTCTATATTGATAATGAGAATGGTTCTATTGATGACTTTATTGATAATCTTTCGGCTGACGGTATTGATGTAGGCAATATTTATATTGTTTATACTCAGTCTCTTGGAGAAACAAGAGATTATATCAAGAAGGTCAAGAATAGAGAAGATTTTTACGAAATTGACGAAAATGGTAACGAGACTGAAAATGTGGTTCTTGATGCAGATGGACAGCCATTTAGAGCTGATGCTATTGTAGTAGATGGTACAACAATTCTTAACCTGACTACAAAGCAGGCACTCGTGGAATTTTCAAAGAAGAGAAACGCTGTTAAGGCAAAGAAGAAGGAACTTACAGGAATTGAAAAGACTGTTACTATTGAAGGTGCTGGTCTTGAACTTAAGGATTATCAGACAGTAAACTTTAAGGGACAGGATTTAATCCTTGACCTGATGAGCTGCGGAGTTCATTACATTATTACAGCAAGAGAAACAGATGAAAAGGTTTCTGTTAAGGGTGATGATGGACAGATCACAAGTGTTTGCACTGGCAAGAAAATTCCTGACGGCTTTAAGCAGATGAACTACAACGTTAAGACCGTTGTTAGAATGTATATCAACGAAGACGGTAATTTCTGTTCTTATATCAGTAAGGATAGAACGGGTGTACACGATAAGGAAACTGTCGAAGACCTTTCGCTTGTGGATTGGCAGGTTGTTATTGATAGAACTAAAGATAAGAAGGAATTTTCCGTAAATAATGATTTGACAAAGGCAGTTGATGTTGAGCAAGATATTTATTCGAGGGAAGTCGAAGGTAAGCTTGGAGAGCCTGTAAATTCTACAAATGATACTGATGAGTCCGCAAGCCAGATTGAAGAGACTATTGAAAAAATTTGTGAAATTATGAAGAGTCTTAACCCTGTTGGTAAGACTAAGGCAAAGGAGGCTCTTACATCTGCCGAGCTGCCTATCAAACCTACTGAAATTAAAAAGATTACAGATATTGATGTTCTTAATCATATAATCGAAATCATTTCAAAGATTTAAGTTTATTATTGACCTAAAGGGACAGTAGGGGAATGTTCCCTTACTGTCTTTCTTTACTAAAGGCGGTGAAAAATTGGGTAGAAAAACGAAGGCACAGGCAGAAAAAGATAAAATTGAAAAAAATATAAGATTTCAATTTACAGACTGGATTTATGCTCAGTATGAAGTTTCCTTTTTACCAAAATCCTTTTTTATTAATCTTGATAAAGTTTATAAAGGAACATATAAGAATTTAAACAAACCAGTTCCAGTTGAAGATTTATGGGATATGTGGCAAAAAAAGATGCCCTATCTCCAAAAGGTTCATGACAAAAATAAACGTTGTGGAAAAGAAATAGAAGGAATAGCACGAATTAGCTATGACCTTGCCATTATACTTTCTCGGTATGACAGTTATTTAAAATGGAAGGAAGAACAAAAACTTTCTCAGACACAGTTAAATCAAAATGAGATACATATTGATTATGATAATATTAAAGTTGTAAAAAATGTTTCAAATCAAGATGACGATAAAATTGATATTGATAGCATTTTGGACGAAATATAAGTAGGTGAGTAAATGGATTTAGTCGCAAATGTTCCCACAGAAGTTCTATTTGTGGGTTGTATTTACAAACAGCCTGATCTTTTGGTCAATTATGGTCAGTATGTCCGCAGCAAATATGATTTTTCAGATGAAGTAACACGTTTTTTTTACGATTCTGCTGAGATAATTTATAAAACAAGAAGTCAAACTCTTAATAAAACCACTGTATCTACATATTTTTCGGAAGAACCTGATAGACTATCAACGTTTAAGAAATATGGTGGTTGGAAGACTATTGAAAGTTGGATAAAACTTGCTATTACAGATGATATTCAAAAATATCAGGAGATTATAAAAAAATACTCACTTTTACGGGAGTATCAGCGTAATGGATTTGATATTTCAAAAATTGTAGAACACAAAAAATTTGAACAGTTCACTGCATCGGATATTTATAGGCTTATTAGAGGTAAAGCAGATCGCATTCATACGGTTATTCTTACAAATCAAGAAGCAGAGATATTAAACAGCCATATTAAAGAGACATTGCTTTCCTGTATGGAAAAACCAGACTTAGGTATTCCCTTACCATTTCCTATTTTAAATGATATTTTTCGTGGGTGCAAACTTGGCTCGACTATGGCGGTTGGTATGCTTTCTAACGCTGGTAAAACACGTTTTATGACGATGATTATAGCGTATTTAACGCTTGTAAATCACGAAAGAGTATTTGTAATGCTCAATGAAATGGGCGTTGAAGATTTACGCAAGTGCTTAGTTACAACTATTATAAACAATAAAGAATTTCAAAAGCTTCACGGAATAAAATTGAAAAAGCCTGAAAAAGAATTGACACTCGGACTTTATAAAAATAATAAAGGCGAATACATATATCAGAAAACTGATGATTTTGGTGAAGCAACTGAAACCACAGAAGAATACATAAAAAGAGTTTCTGCTAATTCAGAAGAATACAATAAGATAATGAAAATTGCTGAATGGATAGAAGCAGAAACCAATGAGTTGATTCTTGTAAAAGATATGGCTTCAGGATATGATGATAAAACTCTTGAATTTGAAATAAGAAAAGCAAACCTGACTCACGGCGCAAAATATTTTTTCTATGATACTTGCAAACAAGATGTTGAAGCAACAGGCGATTGGGCTGCATTGAAAGCAACAGTTACTAAACTGACAGATATTGCGAAGCAACTTGAAATGTTTGGGTATTTATCAATTCAGCTTACAGATGATACGGAGTTTTGTAAACCTGACGAGCTTAATTCAAATAATATCGCAAATGCAAAGCAACTTAAACATATTGTATGGACAATGGCTCTTTTCAAGGAAATAAGTCCTAATGATTTCCATAAGTATCGTTATGTTCAACACGATGAAAAATGGGGAAAAGACGCTGAGTGTGAATTACAGGCAGGAAAACGTTATTACGCTGCTAATGTGGATAAAAATAGATTTGGCTGTAAGAAAAAAGTGATTTTTGAAGTTGATCTTGACTTGAATACTTGGGTCGAGGTAGGAGAACTAAGAAGAAAGTAGGAGATATAAATGGATATACCAGTTCTTAAAGAAAAAATATTAGAGAATGACTATGTGCCTATTATACTTGAAGAACTTGGTTGTCATCATATCTCTAAAAAAACAGAGTGGTATCAATGTGCAAATCCCGATGGAGATAACAATTCTGCCATAACAATCTATCTTAATGAAGGACTTGTAACAGTTGATTATACCAGAGACATAAGCAAGAAATCTGTTGCAGATATTTTTGATTTAGTTCAATTTTTTCAAAACTGTACATTTTACGAAGCAATATGTAAGGTTTGTAATTGGTGTAATATTGATTATTATACAGACGATTATGATGATTTACCTGAAAGTCTTAAATTTACAAAACTGATTGAAGAAATGGCATCTGGAGATTCTGATTATGATGAGATGAAACCAATCAAACCTATTTCAGAAAAAATTCTGTCGTACTACTTGCCTTTTGTAAATGACTTTTTCTTAAAGGATAACATATCATATGAAACACAGTTGCTTTTTGAAATAGGCTATGATGACTGTTCTAACAGGATCACAATTCCAGTTAGAGATGAGTTTGGCACTTTGGTTGGAGTTAAGGGCAGGTTGTTTTTGCATAATGAAGAAATGACCGAAGAAGAACAGCGTGTAAAATACTTATATCTTGAACATTGCAATCGAGCCAAAATTTTGTATGGACTTTATTTATCTGAAAAATATATCAAGCAGTCGGATAGTGTTTATGTTGTTGAAGCAGAAAAAGGAGTAATGCAGCTTTGGACTATGGGAATAAAGAATTGTGTGGCAACTTGCGGAAAGAAAATTACACAATACCAAATTGATATGCTGACAAGGCTTTGTTCCCATATAGTTTTTTGTTTTGATAAAGATGTTCAAAATGATGAACTTAATGACATAGCAGATAAATTTATAGACTGTATTGAAATAGGTGCTATTGTTGATAGCGAGAATATTTTAGACAGTAAGGAAAGTCCTACCGATGACCCTCAAAAATTTAAAAAGCTTAATGAGAATTGTCGTAAAATAATAAGAACTGGAAGGTGATTGTGTGAATTATAAAGTTTGTGGACGAAATGATATTACTGATATAAAAGGGTGTATCTTTGAAAACAGGGGAGTTACTGATATTAAAACTTATACTCATCTGACCGATGACGTTATAATACCTTGTTGGAAACTCGATAATATCAATGATGCTGTAGATGTTTTTGTAAAGCATATGGAGAAACATAGCAAAATATCTATTGTCGTGGATTGCGATGTTGACGGTCAATGCAGTGCTTCTATGATTTATATGTATATTAAATCGCATATTGACAAGGACGCTAATATTACATATCTTATACATTCAGGTAAACAACACGGTCTTTCAAGTGATATTGAAATTCCAGAAGGTACGGAACTTTTAATTATTCCCGATGCAGGAACGAATGACACAGAACAGTGTAAAATGCTTACCGAAAAGGGTATTGACATTATCATCTTAGATCATCACGAGAAAGAAAAGGACAATCCATATGCAATAGTAGTAAATAATCAGTGTAGCATCAATTATAGCAATAAAGAATTGTGTGGAGCTGGAGTGGTATATAAGTTCTTACAGGCACTTGATGAATATTATTGGACTGATAATGCCGATAATTACCTTGATTTAGTAGCTCTTGCAAACATATCAGATGTAATGGACTTACGCTCATTTGAAACGAAAAGACTGATTGACAAAGGATTGAGTGTAATAACAAATAAATGCTTTGAAGAGTTTATCAACGCTCAGACATTTTTGATGAAAGGCAAAGTTAATCCACATACAGTAGCTTTTTGCATAACTTCTTTAATAAACGCAATGTGTAGAGTAGGCAATAGTGAAGAAAAAGACTTGCTGTTCAGAGCATTTACGGAACAAGACGAAGAATTTGAATATAAGAAGCGAGGAGAAACAACTCTCACAACAGAAACAATATATGAAAGGGCAGTAAGACTTTGTAAAAATGCTAAATCAAGACAGGACAAACAGGTAAATAGTTTTCTTCCCAATCTTGAAAAAAAGTATTCTGCAAGTAATAATTCAGTTTTGTTTATTAAAGGCGATGATATTCCCAATGTATTCTCTGGAATTGTTGCAATGAAGCTTGCTGATAAATTCAAAAAACCTTGTCTGGTATTACGGGAATATAATATTGACGAGAACAATAAAGTTTTTCGGGGGTCTGCAAGAAATTTTGATAATAGTTATGTATTAAATTTTAAAGACCTTCTTGAAAGCACAAATAAATTTAACTGGTGTCAAGGGCATCAGGGTGCATTTGGCGTTGAGATAAAGGGTGATAATGTAAAAAATGTACTTTCAGAACTTAATGTAAAATGTGAAAAAGCCGATAAGCGTTTACCTGTAGATTTTGAAATTGATTATGCAGATTTTAATGTAAGTATAATTACAGATATAACTTCTCTTGAAGATTATTACGGCACAGGAATAAAAGAGCCAATGCTTATAATAAAAAATCTTGTGCTTGAAGCCAATCAAGGTTCTCTTATGGGAAAAGAAAACAATACTTGGAAATTTACAACAGATGATTATGCAATTATAAAGTTTAAAAATCCTGTTGATGATCCTGTATTAAATTTCTTTGAAAGTTTTGAAGATACGATTACGATTGATGCTTTGTGTCAAGTTGAGGTATCTGAATATAAGGGTATAATTACTCCGCAGATTACAATAAAAGATTATGAGGTGGTCAAATGAGTTATAGTTCTTTGCATAATCATACAATGTATAGTCTTCTTGACGGTTACGGTACTCCTAAAGAAATGCTTGAACAGTGTCGCAAAGTCGGGATTAAGGCTTACGCTATAACTGAACACGGAAACGAATATAGTTGGATATACTTTGACCAGCTTTCAAAAGATTATCCAGATATAAAAATTATTTATGGTGTTGAACTGTATGAGTGTTTTGACACATCTGTAAAAGACAAGAATAATAAATACTTCCACCTTATTGCACTTGCCAAGAATGAAAACGGCAGAAAGGCTTTGAATAAAATAATTACTAAGTCAAATCTTGAAAATTTTTATTTTAAGCCAAGAGTTCAAATATCAGATATTGCTCCCTATGCGGAAGACTTAATCATCAGTTCTGCTTGTCTTGCTTCAAAACTTGCAAGAGAATGTGATTTTAATAAGTGTGTTGAATATATTAAAGAATATAAATCAATATTCCCTCATTTCTTCCTTGAAATGCAATCGCATAAATCTAATGAACAGGCAGAATACAACAAAAAGATTCTAAAGTTGTCTGAAATAACAAATACTCCATATATTATAACAACAGATAGCCACGCAGCTACAAAAGGAGATTTATATTATCAAGCAAGGCACGTTCAAATTGCTCACGATACAGAAACGCTGTCTGAAAGTTATGAAGGTTGTTATTTACAGAGCGAAGATGAAATTTACGAAATAATGACATCTCAAATCGGAAAGAATAATGTTGTATATGGACTTAATCAAACAAACATTGTTGCTGAAATGATTGAAGAAGTACATATGCCCTTTCAGTCTCCACAGTTACCTACATATCCGCTTCCAAAGGGATTTAATTCTAATTATGAATTTCTTTTAAACCTCATTGAAAAAGGGTGGGAAACAAGAGGATTTAATGCTCTTTCGGAAATTGAGCAAAAGAAAAGAAAAGATAGAATTGACTATGAAATGGGTATTATTCATCAAATGAATTTTGATGGCTATTTCATAATTGTATGGGACTTTATCAATTACGCAAAAACTCACGGAGTTAAAATTGGTTCGGGCAGAGGCTCTGGTGCAGGAAGTCTTGTTTGCTATACAATAGGCATTACAGACCTTGACCCTATTAAATATGGTTTGATTTTTGAGAGATTTCTTAATCCCGAAAGAATATCTATGCCTGATTTGGATATAGATGTATCTGACAGACCTACTGTAATCAATTATCTTATCAGTAAATATGGTGAAAACAGAGTATGCCAAATCATAAATTTTTCTTATATAACACCTGTTGTAGCAATTAAAGATGTCGGTAAGATACTTGGATTTAAGTACGCAGATATGGACAAGTTATCAAAGCGTTTCACTTATGATACTTTTCAGGAATGTATTGAAAATAATAAGTCATATTTAGCAGAACACGAGGAATACACTGAACTTCTTGAAATCGCTGGTAAACTAAGCGGAAGAGTAAAAACTGTAAGTTGTCACGCTGGCGGTGTTGGAATAGTAGATACAGATATTAGCGACTATATGGCAATGAAGCTTGGCTCTAAGGGTGAACACGTCATTGAAGTCGATAAACGTCTTGTTGAAGAAATAGGTATTATCAAATTTGATATACTTGGTGTTCAAACCTTAACTATGGTTCAAGAAATTCAGAATGACTTAGGTTTGTCTGAATATGATATAAATATCAATAATCCAGAGTTTGAGAACAATATATTACCTTTTGAGTTATTAGGGAAAGCATTAACTAATGGTGTGTTTCAGGTTGAAAGTGCTGGTATGAAAGATTTGCTTCTGAGGCTTCAGGCTACCAGTATGGAAGACTTGTCAGCAGTTTTGGCATTGTATCGTCCTGATTCTATGGGTGCGTTGGAAGAGTTTATTGAATGTAAACATAATCCATCACTTGTAAAGTATATTCACCCAGATATGAAGCCTATTCTTGAAAGCACATATGGCTGTATGATATATCAGGAACAGCTCTTGGATATTGTTAGAACTTTCGGTGGCAGAAGCTATGGAGGTGCTGACCTTTTTCGCAAGGCGATCGGCAAAAAGAATGTAGAACTGGTAAAAAAAGAATCTGAAAAACTTTATCAAGAGATTATTGATAATGGTTATTCAGAAGAATTGGCTAAAACAATCAGTGACGAGCTTAAAACTAAGGGCGGTTATCTTTTTAACAAATCCCATAGTTATAGCTACGCTGTATTATGTTTTCAGACTGCTTATTTAAAGGCGAAATATCCTGTTTATTTCTTTAAGGCTTTATTCAATTTAAATAAGGATAAGTCAGGAATGATAAATAAATACATAATTGACTCTAAGCAGTTCAACGTAGAAACCCTATCACCTCATATAAATAAATCTCAGATTGACTTTTCTGTAAATGATAACAAAGTGCTTTTTGGGCTTTCTGCAATTACAGGAATAGGTGAAAAGGTAGCAAAAGAAATTATCCTTGAACGCACAGACAATGGCAAGTATAAAGGATTTGATGACCTTTTACAAAGAGCGGATTTAACGAAGGCACAAATAATAAATCTTGTTAAATCAGGAGCTATACCGACTAAAAACAAACGTCAATGTTTGATTAAATATCTTAAATCACTGTATTCGCCATTAGTTTTCAAAGAGATTTCAAAACTTCCACCTTATACAAAGCTTATTGTGGATTATGGAATTGAGATTGAACAGTATAGGAAAAGTGATAAAAAATATGATTACGATAAAGATGCCTTATTAAAGCTGGTAAATAAGATTAAACTTGACAGTTTTAATAAAGATCAAGAAACACGTTTTCAAAGATATATTGATGAGAACAATAAGTATCTCGAAGATGAGCCATTTTGGGAATTTGAGACTTTGCAGATTTTTATTCACGACAACCCTTTTAAAGATGCTTTAAAATATCTTACTGTTCAGTTTGAAGATGTTGAGGTAGGAAATGAGTGTACAATAGTTGGCGTTATTTCAAAAGTTCAGAAGAAAAAAGATAAGCATAAAAACCAATTCGCTTTTATAAATGTATATTCAACATTTGGCTTAATTGAGGGAACAGTATGGAACTCACAGTTAAGACAATATGAGGATATAATCAAAAAGGGGTCACAAGTAACAATTAAATGCCGTAAAGATGACGAGGACAAAGTTATAGTAAAAGACATTAAGCCCTATTATCAATGGCTACAGGAAAGGAGTATAAAGGTTGGCAGATAAAATCCTTGAATTTAAAATTGTTCCACAGCAAGAACGCTATTATAACGAAGATAGTAATTGGGGAGTATATAGCTTTACAACTGATGATGAGATTCCTGAATTTTATGAGTGCTATGATGACCCTTTTTGTGATAATCCTATCAAGAAAAAGGGAAGTTCTCTTGTTGGTAAAATGCAAAGACTAACAATCGGAATGAAATATACCGTTCAAGCAAAATGTGAGTATAATGCAAAATATAAAGCATATCAATACGTACCATCGTCTGTGACAACAAGCATTCCCAAAACAGAAGAACAGCAAATCGCATATTTAAAAACACAGGTAACAGAATTGCAAGCAAAAAATATATTGGCTGTTTATCCTAATGTTGTTGACGATGTTCTTCATAATAGAGAGATCGACTACACCAAAATTAATGGTATAGGTGAAATAACTTGGAACAGAATCAAGAGAAATATTATTGATAATTATATTATTTCGGATATTTTGATTATGTTACAGCCATTAGGTGTCACATACAATGTTATAAACAAACTTATTTCAACTGAACCAAATCCTCATTTGTTAAAGAAAAAACTTATAGAAAATCCTTATATTATGACAAAAATAAGAGGACTTGGCTTTAAAAAAGTTGATGACCTTGCGCTTAAAATCAATCCAGAAATAAAAATTTCTCAGAAACGAGTAATAGCATTTATAAAGTATTATCTTGAATATATCGGTAATAATGATGGACATACATATGTTTCCGAAAACACTTTGGATAATGCAATTAGAGATAATATGAACGAATGTTATGAAATTTACAAGATGTTTAAAGAGAAACAAAGACAAGATGGTTTGTTTTTGCATTTTTCAGACGACAAAGTAGGCTTAAAATCTCAGTACAATGATGAAATGGCTATTTATAATATTTTAAAGTCTCTTAATGAATACAAGATTGCTTATGGAATTGATATGGTAGCAGGTATTAAAAAAGCAGAAAAAGAGCAAGGCTTTGAATATACTGAGGAACAAAAGAAGGAGATTGAAAAGGCTTGTAATAGTCAGGTCGTATTGATTACAGGAAAAGCAGGCACTGGCAAGAGTAGTATTCTTAGAGGTTTGACTAAAATATATGAAAACTATTCGATAGCAGCTTGTGCGCTATCTGCGAAAGCTGCCGTCAGAATAACAGAAGCTACGAATTTAAGAGCAAGTACGATTCATAGGTTGCTTAAATATAGTGAAGTAGGTTTCTTTTATAATGAAGAACATAGGCTTCCTAATGATATAATAATTCTTGATGAAGCTTCAATGGTTAATACAAAGATTTTTCTTGCCTTGGTATGTGCGATAAGAGAAGGAAGCAAAGTTATAATTGTTGGAGATGACGGTCAGTTACCGCCTATTGGCAGTGGAAATATCTTTCACGATCTGCTTAATTGCAATACTTTTACCTGTTGTAAATTAACTAAAATTCTTAGGCAAGCACAAAAATCGGGAATCATTTCAGATTCAGTCAAAATTAGAAACGGGCAAAATCCTCTTGAATCGCCAAGTTTAAAGGTTGTTACCGGTGAATTGCAAGATATGACCTATATGTTCCGTGAAAATCGGGAAGGTATGAGAGATTTAGCCATAAAGTTATTTATGAAAGCTTCTGAAAATGATGGTTATGATGAAACTATTATTCTCACACCTTGTAAGAAAGATAGAACAAACAGTTCTTTTGAAATCAATAATATCATTCAAGATATGTTAATCCCAAGTGGTACTGTACAAGAAATTAAGTATGGACAGAAAGTTTTTCGTGTTGGCTCAAAGGTAATCCAAAGAGCAAACAATTATGATAAAAATGTCTTTAATGGTGAAACTGGATATATCACAGATATTATTCCAGCAGTTAAGGATAAAACTGATACTGAGGTTTTAATTGACTTTGGCGATAAGAAACTTTCATTCTCTCAGGAAGAACTTGCAAACATTGAACTTGCTTATTGCTTAACGTGTCATCTTACACAAGGCAGTGGGTTTAAGAATGTAATTATCCTGATTGATAATACCCATTATAAGTTGCTTGATAGATGTATGCTGTACACTGCCATAACCAGAGCCAAAAAGAAATGTGCCTTAATTGCAGAGCCAAGTGCTTTTCAGAGATGTTTAACTGTTAAAGCTTCGCAAAGAAATACTTGGTTAAGTTTAATATCGAAAGGAGACTCCACAAATGAATGAAATGACTAACGTATTCAAAATATTCAGTCAACTCCAGTCAACAACTAAAAAGACCGAAAAAATTGAAATTTTAAAAGCCAATAAAAGAAACATTTTATTTGCTGATACGCTCAGATGGCTTTTAAATCCGTTTGTGATAACAGGAATCAGCACCAAAAAGCTTAACAAATCAGTTAAGTATGATACAACTCCAATTCAGACTTGGCGAGATATGATGATGTATCTTGAGACCAATAACACTGGTAGAGATACAGATATAGCTATTGTGCAAGGTTTTATCAGTCTACAGCCCGAAGAGTATAAGGAATATTACAGACAGCTTGTAACGAAGTCTCTGAAACTTGGTATAGATGCTAAGACAGTAAATAGTGTATATGGTAAAGGATTTATTCCTGTGTTTGATGTGCAACTTGGCACTCCTATTGATAAGGTTAAGCTTAAAGGCGATGAATATATTTACATAAGTCAGAAGATGAATGGAACAAGATGTGTTTATTATAATGGTGGGTTATATAGTCGTTCCGGCAAAGAATTTACAGGACTTGACCATATAATTTCTGATATTCAGAAGTTCAATCTTCCTAACCTTGTATTTGACGGAGAGCTTATTCGCAAAAACATTGACGGTAAATCAGACAGCGAAAATTTTCAAATTGGTACGGGAATTGCTAATAGTAAAGACACAGACAAAACTTGTCTTGAATATGTAATTTTTGACTGCCTTCCCAAGAATGAATTTATGACTGGCGAGAGTCTATTCAAATATGGAAAGCGCAAAAAGTACCTTGTTGATATAATTGCAAAAAAGATAAAGGACAATGATATTAAAAATCTTAGAATTGTGCCAATGTGGTACGAGGGTACAGACCAGTTGCAGATACAGAAATGGCTTGAATATGCCGAAAACACAGATAAGGAAGGCTGTATGGTTCAGTTTGATACAACATATAAATGTAAGAGAACCAAGGAACTCATTAAGGTCAAGTGCTTCTATGACTGCGATTTAAAGTGTATTGATATTGAGCAAGGCACAGGTAAGAATATAAATACTCTTGGCTCAATCCTCTGTGAGTATAAAAACAATATTGTAAAAGTTGGTTCTGGTTTTACTGATGAACAAAGAAATCATTATTGGAATAACCCTAATGAAATTATCGGTAAGATAGTCACGGTTAAGTACAAAGAAGAAACTAAGAACAAAGACGATAGTTATTCTTTGCAGTTTCCAGTATTTCAGACAGTAAGATTCGATAAGACAGAACCAAATGTATAATTATAAGTAAATAATAAAAATGAGCAAAATAATTTGAAAAATCACTTGACATTTCTATTATATATGGTATAATAAGTATGTAATCAAATTATAAGTAAATAATAATATGGTTACGCAAAATTTATTAAACTAAAGGAGAATATAATAATGAATATTGAAATGGGAAATAACGGAACAACGATTTATTTCGCTAATGATGATAATGAAAACCTTGCAGAGTATGCAAAGTTTATAAATAACCTTACACATACAGTTCCTAAAGAAAGCACTTGTAAGATAATCTAAGATAATCAACTGTGAAATACAGCAGTTCACTAAGTACAATACTATATACATAAGAACAGTGCTTACTTTCGCAGATGGCTCTAAGGAATCGGTAGAATGTCTTGCTGACAAGGCAGATGCTTATTATGGCTTCACAACTTGTTATGCAAAACATATAGCAAAGAAGTTTCTCGGTAAGAACATCTCTGATATGGCTGATTATTGGCTCATCACTAAGCCTAAGAGAGAAGCCGACGCTCGTGTAAAGGCTGATGCTCAGAGAGCAGAGGAATAGAGGCTTGCAGAACGTGATAAGAAGAGACGTGAAAAGTATAGAATAAGAATGGAAGCAATCAGACGTAAGGAAGCTTATGAGGCATCTAAACTTGCCGAAGAAAAGTATGGTGTTCCAGCTGATTGGTCTGAAAAGTAAATTCTAAGGAGATAATAAGATGAGAGCAATAATATTTGCGGTAATAGTAAATGTAATAATCTTTATAGCTAATATAGTCTATATGAATCGTATTACTAAGGAAGTATATCTTAATCTCAAAAGGTTTGCTAAGTTCAAATGTTTATCCGATGAGTTCAAGAAGTATAATACTCCAAAGAATAAGTATCTTAGCAAATTCCCTTTGTATTTTATATTTGCTATTCCTGTTATAAATGTTATTACTCTTTTTATCTCCTGTTTTGATTATGATAATATGGTCAAAGATATTCAGAAAACTACAGTCGATGAGTTTATGGCTTGGATTGAGGTTAGAAAGGGTGAATAATTATATGACAAACAAAGAGGCTTCTGAGAAGATTTTTACTTATCTTAGGATTAATCATTTTGAACCTATAAATATCAATTATAAAAACTCATATTTTGTATTTGATATGGGTGAAAATTCAGTTGTATATTTTAACATTAAAGGGTTGCATAATTGGCAATTTGGTATGTGGGTTGATACGAATGAAGATAATAATGGAGATGAGAAAATTCCTGCGGTTCAATTTTTTTGTCAGCACACCTTAAATATCGACAAGTTTAAGCCATCAAGAAGTTTCTTTTTACAAGAATTTAAGTTGTCTGAAGTTAAATCAAATAATCCTTGGTTATATCCTTTGTTACCAATGTTAAAAACAATTAAAAATCATCCATTTGTATCTTTTGCAATGGACGGATATGGCAGTCAATATTATGAAGGCTCATATCTTTTATATTATTTGAGAGAACGAGCATACAACATACAGGAATCTATTAAAAATTGGTGGAAGAATTCTTCAACCAAACTTTGGCACGGCTCTAAAATTTGGTTTCTTAAAAGATATAACGTTGTAAACAATGTAATTCTTTATGACTATGGAACTAATACTTCTCCAAGATATGAGATGCGAATACATTTTAATAAAATTTCAAATGATATTTATGAACAAGAAGATATTGAGATTAAGATGTTGGACAAATGGTTTACCAAAAATTATTATAGTAATATGAGTTTGGCATTAACACGAGAAGGGAAGAATAGCAGATATCTTTATAGATTTTCAAGCGATAAATAATTTTATAACAGAAAGGGTGAAATTATGGGAAATAAATTAATTGCAATAATCGCAAGTATATTTGTTTTGACTACTTTATCTGGTTGTTCAGATGACAATACCATTTTAGTAAACGTTGAAAATAGTGAAGAATTATCAAATGTAACATTTGGAAGCGGTAATTTAATTCTAATTCCATCAACTTCAATTTATAGTAGTTGCATTTATTATGATAGCTCCACAAGAATCGTGTATTGGTGGAATGGAACATTTAGTTCGGATTACGCAACAACACCAACTCCATATTATGCACCAAATGGATTACCTTATCGGTACAACCCAGAGACAAATACTTTTGAAGAGATTAATAATATACAATAAAAGATTGGTTTGGTGATGATAAAATGATTAATTTTTTACAAGAAACAAAGTATATGTTGAAAAAACATAATAAAACATTTGACGATGTTATTTTTGTTGCTGATCGTTTTGGGGGTTTACGTATATCTCCAAAAGAATTTATAAGAAGATCCGAAAATATTAATTATGATAATAGTGATAATAGTTATGGGTCGGAAGAAATTAATGCTGATCTTATTGTTGTAGGTAAGGATTTTTGGCTTGAACGTCATAAGTGTTATGGTTTTGAGCGGTGGGAATATAAATCCGTACCTAATATTGACGATTTTACTTTAGAAGACAAAAAAGAAGGTCGTATATTATTTATAGATTAAGTTAAAGTGGTGATAAAATGCTTCCAGATTATATAGAAGAAAATCTCAACGCCTGTTCCAAAGAGCAGCTTATATTTCTGATAGACAAGTATTGGAATAGTTTGCGTAGCATTGGCGAGATATGTGTTAGTGAAAATAAAATGCACATCTCATCTGTAAGAGCGGTAGATGATATAAGAGATAATCTTATCTCTTTCCCATTCAGTAGTAATTCAGAAAACTTTTTAGCTTATCTCGATTATAAAATGGGCAAAATTAAGATGTCTGAGTACAGAAAAAGACTTGGAGTTGAAGATTAAAGGAGATGTTAAAATGATACATAAAAAGTTTATGGACATTCAGAGGATTAAGCCTGAATATGCTGACGGTTTTAACGTTGGTGATTATATAGTTATTCAAGAAAAGATTGACGGTGCAAACGCAGCAATCAGATATGATACTGAAACAGATACAATAGTCGCTCAGTCAAGAAAGAATATTCTCGGCATTGGTAATAATCTTAGAGGATTTTATGAGTGGTCTCAGACACTTGATAAAGAGATTGTAAAATCTGTTCTCGGTGACAATCTTATATTGTTTATGGAATGGCTTGTACCTCACACTTTGCCCTATCCAGAAGAGCGTTATAATCACGCTTATTGTTATGATGTGTATAATACTAATACAGAAAAATATCTTCCTCAGAGTACAGTTCAGGCTATTGTAAGCAAACTTAATCTTACTTATGTGCCTACATTTTATGAGGGTGAATTTATCTCTTGGGAACATTGTATGAGTTTTGTAGGTAAGACTGACCTTGGGCGAGGCACACGGCTATGTCCTTTGCTCGCCTTTCGGACATTTCAGTGTACAGACGGCAGAATTGGAAGTAGTGGATTTTTATGTTTTCCCTTCCGAAGATTGCTATGTGACATTGGAAGAGGCAAAAGAAGCTTTAAGATCTGAGGTTGGAGATAATGTTTAAAATTTTAAACCGCATTTTATTTATCCCATGGTTCTATGTCCAGACAAGAATATGCCGCCGAAGCATCAATTTAAACAGACTCGTACAAGCTGGTTATTGCACTAAAGCACAAGCAAAAATATGTCATAAATTAAACAAGGAGGTATGATTGTGGAAAGATATTTTGAAATCACAAAAAATAGCAAGCATTATCAGGGGCATTTCGATTATTTAACCCATCGTAAAGAGGCAATCGAGGCTACATCGAAATTTATGGAGGAGTATGACATACCCGGAAGCATATTTATGATTTGGGGAGATCACCTTTGGATCCCAGAAACGAATGCTTTTGTAGAAAAGTTCGGCGAGCAGCTTAGAAACGTCCGTTATAAGAGCTGTCGCTCATTCAAAAAGAATAGTCCCATTGGCAAGGCATTTACAAAAGCTGATATTTCAATGCCATTAAAGCCATTTGTTCCTTTCTTTTTTGATGATTGCTGCGGAGAATTTAATACACGTCTTTTTGATTATGAGAATCGTGTGTACTGTAGCATAGCTGCGCCAAATTTATCATTATTGAAGCTGGAAACTCCCGTAGGATTTGTCGAAATGAAAGGAAGCGAATTCTTCAAGATTATTGAAGAGGCGATGAGAAAATATGAAAGCGAATACGAATACGATGACGATGATTATGACGATGATGATGATGAATACGAAGACGAATAAAGTAAACATCGGCGAAAGAGAGGGATTTCAATGAGCAGAGGATACCATGCAGGTGACCATATGTTTTTGTGTTTGACCCCGAACGTGAGAGGATAATCAGCTACAATGGACACCTAAAAGTTTATCATACAAGAAATAATGCTGACAGATATGCCGGACACTATGGCGAAATCATAGAATATGCACCAATAAAATACGGCAGAAACGTAACTCAGATGAACCCCGTTGATGAGTTCATCTGTTCGGAATGTGGGTTTGCAACTCGTGATATGAGCGGTTATGATGCTGAGGATGATGATTTTTACAAGGAAATAAAGATGGAGGATATAATATGAAAATTCATAAATGTGACCTATGTGGCAAAGATTTTAATGCTTTTGATGAGCAAGAACACTTTGGTTTACATTATAGCAATGTTGGTTATGGTAGTCAATATGACGAATGCCACATTGATATTGATATGTGCTGTGATTGCTTTGATAAAATGATGTCTGAGTACATAGAGCCAAAGTTAAAGTTTAAGGATTCGGCTATTATGGATTATGAAGATTTTGTTGGGAAACATTATTCTACATAATAATATAGCATAATGAAAATCCACTT